ATGCGACAAATCGTTCTCGATACCGAAACGACCGGACTGAATGCGCGCAGCGGCGACCGCATCATTGAAATCGGCTGTGTTGAGTTGCTCAACCGCCAGGTGACCGGCAACAATCTGCACCTGTACATCAATCCCGAGCGCGATTCGGAAGAAGGCGCGCTGGCGGTGCACGGACTGACCACCGAATTCCTGAGCGACAAACCGAAGTTCGCGCAAATCTCGAACGAGTTCATCGAGTATGTGCGCGATGCGGAAATCATCATCCACAACGCCACCTTTGACGTCGGCTTTCTCGACGCCGAATTCAAGCTGCTCGGCTTGCCGCCATTCAAGGAGCACGTCAGCAATGTGATCGACTCCCTGCAAATGGCCAAGGAAATCCATCCCGGCCGCCGCAACTCGCTCGATGCGCTGTGCGACCGCTACGGTATTTCCAACGCCCACCGCACCTTGCACGGCGGTTTGCTGGATGCCGCCTTGCTGGCAGAAGTCTATCTGGCGCTAACGCGCGGCCAGAATTCCCTGACCATGGACCTCGGCGACAGCGACGAAGACGGCGCTTCACTGGCAGAACTGGCGCTGACCCCGCTGGCCGATATCATCGTCAAGCCCGCCGGCGAAGAAGAGATCGGTTTGCACGAAGCCTTGCTGGACGGGCTCGACAAGCAGGTCAAGGGCGCTTGCGTATGGCGTGCGGTACCGGCGGAAACAGAAAATAGTTAAGTGCGTGTCGAGAGGCTTGTTTATTTCGATTGTTCTGTGAGATAATTCGGGCCGCTTCACGGCGCAGCAGTTTTTCTGCAACGCGGTCGGCGCAAGAGGAAATAAAACGAGAAACAAAACGGAAGGTTAGCTCAGGGGTAGAGCACTGCATTCACACTGCAGGGGTCGCAAGTTCGAAACTTGCACTTTCCACCAGAATTTAGTTAGTGCAATCAAGCACTTACAGCGCATAAAGCCGACTCTTAGAGGTCGGCTTTTTCGTCTGTGGACTTTCTGTGGACTAATTGGGCAGTGTTGTTTAGATGCTCATCAATCTGTAGGGATTTAGCAGAAGGGCAAATGTCCTGTTGGTGTACAGAGCGACGTCTTGCTGGCCTTCGCGGTTTTCATAGAGATCAGCAAACAGCAGCAGCGCAGCGGATTTCACCGGCGCCGGCACATCTTCCCCGACAGGAAAGGTGCGGCCGAGGTAGTTTTCAATGTGCGCCTGGGCAGTTGCAATCATGCCCAAAAGTTGCGGATCCTCTCTGTCCGCCCCCTCATTCAAACGCGTATGCGCCTTGGCTTCGTCCAGGGTAATCATTTCAGCCTCCATGTTTGTGACGAGTCGACGTCACACAAAAGTAAATTCATAATCGGTAAATACGGTTTCTCCGGCATCCACACCCAGCCGGCCCAGCGCCATAATGGCGGCCACAATGCCGTCGATACGCTCTGTGGATTTAGCCTTGCTTGGCTTGGTGTTGCCGGCAGCGTCCATTTCCACCGCGACATTGGAAGCCATCCAGCGCAGGACAGGATTGCCGCCGTGGTTGACCTCGGCGGCCAGTACGCGCTTTTCGAGTTCCTTGGTAGGGCTGCTCATTGATGCGAAGCCTTGGCCAAAACCGATCATTTCAAACCCGTCGCCGGTAAGCTGGGTCGAAAGCTGGGCGGCGTTCCATCGATCAATCGCAACTTCCTTAATCTGGTACTGCTCAGCCAATTCGTTGAGCTTGGCCCGGATGTAGTCGTAATCGATGACAGCGCCCGGGGTGGCAATAATGTGGCCTTGTTTGATCCAGAGGTCATACGGCACGCGATCACGCTCTGAGCGCTTCTTAACGCCATCCTCAGGGACAAAGAAGAACGGTAGCAGATGAACCTTTGCACCAATCCCAAAAGCCAGTACCAGGGCGCTAATGTCGGTCGTGGTCGATAAATCGAGGCCAGCGTAGCAGCTCATGCCGGTCAAGTCTGGCAGGTCGCCGGCGCATTTGTCCCAAGCGTCCATTGCAAGCCAGCGCGTGGCCTGCTCAGTCCATTGGTTCAGCATCAGGCGCCGGAAAGTGTTTTCGTAGGCGGGCATCTGCTTTGCCTTCAGGCATTCGGCAGCCAGGTATTCCTCGCGGACAGAGGTTCCCAAACCCGGATGGGCTTTGTACCAAGTCTCAGGTTTTTGCCAGTCGTCGTCTTTTTCCGCTTCATACACGACGGGCAAGAATGAATCATCGATCAAAATGCCGTCACGCACCTTGCAGGCGTGTGAATAGAGTTCGTAGCAGATCGAGTGCCGGTCATATCCGGCCGTGGTGATAGCGACGGTCAGCGGCTGGCGGCGCGCTCCGGTACTGGTGGTCAGCACGTCCCACAATTCCCGGTTCGGTTGTGCGTGGAGTTCGTCGAAAATGATGCAAGAGGCATTCAGGCCATGTTTCGTATAGGCATCGGCAGACAGCACTTTGTAGCTGCTGGCGGTCGATTGCACTACGATGCTGCGCTTGTACGACCGCACACGGCTGCGCAATGGTGGGCTGGCGTCTGCCATCTGCTGGGCCATTTCGAACACAATGGCGGCCTGCTCCCGGTCAGCGGCAGCGCTATACACTTCGGCGCCAGCCTCACCATCGGCCAGCAGGCAATACAAAGCAATGCCAGCCGACAGCGTGGACTTGCCGGCTTTGCGCGGAATTTGGATATAAGCGGTGCGATAGCGGCGGGTACCGTCGGCGCGCTTCCAGCCAAAAAGTGGCTTGATGATGTTCTCTGCCTGCCATTCCGAAAGCACCAATGGCTGGCCAGCCCATTCACCTTTGGTGTGCGTCAGGCATTTTTCGAAGAATTCCACGGCACGATCTGCCGCTGCGGCGTCGTACCAGAATTCCCGCTCCGACTTCTTGGGCAGTGATTTTTTATTGGAAGAATTTTTCGGTGTCGTCATTGCCGCCTTTCTTCGGGCCTTGGAATTTTGCGCGTGCCGCTGGCGTCAGGCCAAGCTCGCATGCGTAGGCGCGCAACTGCCCCAGCAGCGCCGATTTAAGCGGTTCGCGAGCCTTTACAGTGGCTGCAATTTCGCCATAGGTTGCGCAATGACCGATCAGCACCGAGTTATCGACGCAGGTCAGTACGCCGAGGCGGTTCAGTTCCGGCACGATGCGGTTCCATTCGTCGCGTGCGTCACCTACAAGCCAATCTGGGCAGTCAGGCGCGCCGGCTGTCGGTTCAATCTCGGAATCGTTCATGGGACGCTTTCCGGGGTTGCCTGCCAGCTTCTTTATCGCGGTTGGGGTTGGTCTATTCGCCATCGGATCCTGAAATGCTCAACTGCGAATACGTGCGTGAAGGGAAAGCAGCGGTTCGGAGCGCTCAGTGCTGGTGATTTTTTTGTTCCAGTGGTGGTGCGGGTCGAGCGGCATACCATCCACATCACAGCCCTTCATCGTGCTGCCGTGCTGATCGCGCTGTGTCTTGAGGGAGTGGCAGGCATGACACAAGTTCTCAAGGTTGCAACGCTCGTTATTGCTGGCGTCGTTGTCGATGTGGTCCACCTCATTGCCGTGCTCGATGCGGCCCTCGCGCTGGCACTGCGCGCACAATGGCTGCTCTGATATGACCAGGGCACGCAGGCGGCCCCAAGCCGCGCCATTGAGCGCCAATGTGCGTCCGTTCGCTTGCTGCTTGACCTTGAGGTTACGCTGACCTGTGGTGCGAACCACAGCCGACGCTGGCTTATGCCGCTTGATTGGGCTTGGCATCATCTATTCCTTTCACTGCCGGCAAGTTCTCCAGGCGACGGGCTTCGCTGCGCAACAGCCAGCCGGCATCAATGCCCTTGTCGTAGAAGTCCGCTCGGTTGGTGCTATCGCCACGCAGCAAACCCTCAACGCTATGCTCTGCGAACAATTGCTTGCGGGTTGCCGGGGTCAATAGCTGGGTGCTGATCGCCTGTTCCCAGCAGACCAGATGGCGGCGCAGAGTGTGAGTGACAAAGGCGCGGTTCATCTCCACGCTATTCGAATAGTTGCCATGACGCAGGTCGCCGATGACGGTCGGCGGCACCCGGAACAGGCGCGCTATTTCCTCAACAGAGAATTGACGCGATGCCAGGTACTCGCTGTCCTCCATGCTCATGCTGACGGTCTGGTATTCCACACCATTATCGAGAAGTGCAGTCTTGCCGGCATTGGCCGCACCAGCATGCTGGGTATCCCATGACTCCTTGAGACTGTCCCGCTGTTCCTTCTTCAGTTGTTGGGGAAATTTCAGAATGCCGGAAAGCTTGGTGCCATTGGCAAACGTTGCTGTGCCGTGGTCGCGCTCCACCAGTGCCAGCTCGATTGTTTCGCGGCTGGCGGTCAACGGGCTGATGCCTGTTTTGCCGTTCTCGCTGCGATGGCGCAGATGAAACACTTCTTCCTGAAGCAAGCGCCGGATTTTGCCGCGCTGGGTGACGTCATAGGCCAGCCGGCCAGAGTCCAATTCCAGAACGGTAATTTGCAGAAGTGGTTCCAGTGCGATGACTTGGCCGGCCCCGTCGCGGATGATCTCAGCATAGGCATTACCGCGCAGCAGAACGGCGGCTTGCATCATTTCCCGAAATTCCATAGCGGTCTGTAACGGGTTCGCCTGATACTGCAGCACGTCGTACAGCGGATGATCGCTGGCGCGTACACGGTCGCCGTCAGCCGTTTCACGGTACAGGTGCAAGGGCAGACTGCCGATCGTCTCGCTGATAGCTGATACGCAGGCATACACGGCGCTAATCGATTGCGCCTGCCCGGTCCTGCCATTACCCAGCAGCGCCACCGCATCCCAGCTTGGATCACTGCGCTGCTCGGGCTTGATCAAACTCAACACTCGTTTTATCAGGCTCATTCGTAGGCCCGTATGATGTAAGTGGACAAGTTGTCTAGGTAATCCTGTGTGCGCCATTCGCCCATGCTGCGCAAGGCAACGCTGGTATCTCGATAAGCTGGGTCCGCAGTGATACTGATTTCAGACAAGGCAATGTCGGTCAGGTCGCGGGTCAACTGGCCATTGCGCATTTCCCAGCGCTGGCCACCCGGATTAACCTTAAACCCGAAGCTCACACCGGCAATGTCGCCTCTCTCCACCAATACGCTTAAATCACGTGCGTATGTGACGTCGGGCAGGGACATTTCGAACTGGATCCCTTTGGTATTTTCGGTCAGCGCGAGAGTGCCACTGCCGACGCGGCCAAGATGCGCTGGGCATCATGTTCGTATAGCGCCCGTATGTTGTCCGGCTGCGAAAGCGAACGTTTCACGGCGCCGGGCATAACTCGTTCAACAAACCCGCCCAGGTCTTGGGACAGCGAGTTGTACAGGATCGCGTAGCCGGCCAGCTTGCCGGGCGAAATGGCGCGCAATTGGCCACCACTTCGTATTTCAAAGCTATTCATCAAGCTTGATCCTCCGCGACAATACCCGCAGAAATCACCGATGAACCAATCATCAGGCGTCCGTATAGCAACCCGACTGCCTTGCCTTGCGCACTGGTATTGACCGGGCCATTGAAGTTATAGCTTGCCCCGTTTTCAACGTTGTCCCTGGTTGAGATTCCACGCTGTTGAGGTGATAGCATTTGCACAATGCCGCCTGCCATCATGGCAATTCCAAATCCTATCAAAGGTGCGCCAGAACCAGGGGCGGGAACATTCATAATTGCGCCAACAACAATCAGCACCGCGCCCAATACCGTTTGCAGCAGACCGCCGCGCTTGCTACCCTGGATCACCGGTGCAATACGAATATCATCATCGCCGACAGGATCTTGCAGGTGATCTCGACCGATATTTCTTTTGCCGAGAAATACTGCGAATGTGACACCTCGGCTGCGTCCGCTCATCAAAGCTCGCTCGAAGCCAGGTAACATAATTCGGAGCGCGTGTACCGCTTCTGCTGCGCTACGCACAGCAAGGCGATGTACACGCCCGCAAGTAGTGCCGAGCGTGCCATACAGGCGAATGGTTCGCATTTTTTCGCTCATAGCGCCCCCGATATTTACGCGATGTCGGAAGCAACAACAAACGCTTCTTCATGGCGAACATTCACATCGGCAGTCATCATGGCGCGGACCATCACGCCGCCGCGCTTGTATGCGGTTTCAGCGTATGGGTTAACCAGCAGATCAACTTCACCCCACAAACCCAGCAGCATTTGCGAGAAGTCGCCCAGGATGATTTGCCCTTTGCCGGCCTTGAGTGGCACCTGTTTTGTGACATTCAGCGGCAAATCAGCCATCTGACCGCCGGCAGCCAAGTAGGTCGAGCCGGCAGTTTCGGACTTGAGCGTGCCGCGCAGCTTCGTTGCAACCGTAGGGAGGGTCAGCCAGCTATTGGCGGAAACATTCACATCTTCCAGCTTTTGCACCAGCGTCAAGACAGCATCCCATGTAGGCAATGCCAGCGTTCCAGATTGCAGGCCCGGGCGATTCAACAAACCCAGCGGTTCTTTTACGCCGTCGCCAATCAACATAGCGCGGTCCAGAGCTTCGGCCATGACGTATGCCAGATCGTCGCGCACCAGTTGCTCGATGCTTGGATCGCTTTGCTGGAGCAACTGGCGGGACATTTCAGTGAGTGCGCCAACGTGGCGCGGCTTCATGCCGATGTCTTCGAAGCTCATTCCGGATTCAGGCAGTGCTTCGTTTTCAGAAACCCAGCCAGCGGACATACCTGATTTGTATTTCGGGATGGTCAGATCGCCACGCAAGCCGGACAACACACGGGCGCCGAGTTTGCGCATCAGCAGCGAATTGCGCAGCGGGCCGATGAACTGATCAGCTCGGAAATCACCTGGCACGATGCCGGCGGCGGTAGTGGTCGTTTGGGCTCGGGATTCAAACACCGACATCGGGACGTAGATTCCCTCGGCTGCTCGGCCATTTGAGCGAGTGGCTTCTTGTTGGAATTCAGCCAGAGCGCCATCGACGCGGCCGTCACGCATCTGGCTACGGATTGCGTCCAACAGGTTGATGCGGTTTTCCAGCGCTGCGGCTTGACGATCTACCGGCTGGCCTTGTTGGCGGCGCTCAGCTTCAGCCAGGAACACGGCGCGGGATTCGTCGGCTTCGAGGTCTGCAATCTTGGTTTTGAGGGCTTCGAACTTCGCTACTTCGTCGCCGGTCAGGCTACGTTTTTCAGTTTGTGCGGTTTCGACTAATTGGCGCAGTTCTGCGACGGCTTGAGCGCGCTGCTCTTTGATTCGATGCGGCATGGGTGGTCCTTTGCAAAGGGGGAGGGAATAGCCTCTTATAGCAAAGGAAGTCAGCCAGAATATCGTGCTACGAAAGTTAATACTTCCATACACTTCAACGTACAAATGCCGTGGTAAAGTTGCACCGTCCAACAACAATAATCAGTGAAAGGTCGGCATGAAAAGGGATTGGGATTTAATTCGAAAACAGCTTACCGACATTGAAGAGGAACGCGATGTCTTTGCCGATCTTCCTAAGGAACAAGTTCAATGGCTCGACGATGAGTCCGAAGCTGATTTCGTCAAGAAACAAAAGGAATATGACGAAATATCAGGGCGTATCTTAGGGCATTTGGAACTACTTGTCGCCGCAGGGTATGTGGAAGGAATAAACGTGCGGAGAGGCGGGCACGGCGATTTTGTTTACAGCAGATCAAGCCCTCGTTTGACGATGGGAGGCCATGACCTTCTTGACACTATGCGCTCTGCGACAATCTGGAATACGGTTAAAGAGACTGCTAAGAAAAAGGTCTTGAACTAACCTTTGACGCCATTAAGCTTTTAGCGGGCGCGGCCTTGAAGCAAGTTATCAGTAGCTAGCCTCGTGACAGAATTTGTAACAGCTTCTGTCACAGACTCTGTCACAGATTCTGTAGTGGAATAATAATCTTGCGAACGAGTGTCGTTCGCTGAATAACAAAATCAATATGAACTCAAAAGAAATAGGTTCACTTGTAGAATTTATTACGCTCTCAGATGGCTTTGACTTGTTTGCCAAACATTTTTTCTTTCGCGGGCAACCTGTCAAGGGAAATCTAATTCCAAGCATAGCCCGGTCAGATCCGAAGAAAGACACCACGGACGAAGAGCGTGCGCTTTTACGTCAATTGCTACGGATGGGAACCACAAAGATCAAAGGCGAGGATCGAGATGGTCTGAATTTGATGATTCAAGCACAGCACTTTGGCATGAAAACTAGGCTTTTGGATTGGACTAGTAACCCACTCGTGGCGCTATGGTTTGCATGTTCTGCTGCCGATGATGGGCCCACGTATGTGTATGTGCTAGAGGCTGACAAGCACTTGCTTGATATTGATTCCTCAAAAGATCCATTTTCTATCACCAACACAAAAGTAATTCGAGCGCCGTTAGGCAACGAGCGGATGCTTGCTCAGCATGGTTGGTTTACTTTGCATCCCTTTTCAAAAAAATAATCGTTTCGTTCCTCTAGAGAAAAATCTTAGCGCTAAAGATGATCTGTGGGAGATTGTTATTCCAAATAAGGAAAAGGCAGAGATACTTCGCGGGCTTGATCGTTTAGGCATTAATTCGATGACGCTGTATCCAGATCTATCTGGGCTGTGCGCTTATCTGAATTGGAAGCACCAAGTTGATCCGAGTTGGCCGCTCTGATATTTTGGTATGAAGGATCTAGAGTTGGCGAGGCCGCTCGTACTTCCTTACCCCTTTACCTCAACTTCAAACCCGAAAAACCAAACCCTGAAAAGCAATAACAAACCCCATACCCTGGCAATATATAAAAGGAGTTCAGATATTGAACAGGGAGATTTTTTTGGCGCTTGTGCAAAATCACATGAGAAATTCATATTTCATGCGGGTTTCGGCTTGTTTTTGGAATTCTTCCAGTGTTCAAATTTTGAACTGGAAAGTTCACTACCTGTTCAGATTCTGAACTGGAAAAAGTCCCTTTCAGTTCATTTCTTGAACTGGAACAGTTCAGATTTTGAACAGGGGGATTTTTTCGTCAGTTGTTTTTTCTTTCCCTCTTCTTGAAGTTCGCTGAATCGTTCCACTAGGGCGCGCTCAGCGTCTCGTACAGTCTCATACCGTAAATAATCGTTACTAGCAGGCATGGACTGGATACCGATCTTGGGCTGATCTAGAACGGGCAGGTCAGTGAACCGATAAAGGGATGGTGTGCGCTGACGTTGTTTGAGACCGCCCTCTACTGTAACTGCAATAAATCCCATTGCTCTGAGCTCGTACAGAGCCTTTGCGAGTGTGGCGGAGGCGGTCCAACCCTTATGCCTCATATCGCCTAATGTGGCACTTATATTTCCATTATTCGTACCAGTGATTTTTTCTCGCAGGTCAAAGAACAGTGCTTTTGCGGCAAATCCAATAACTCTGTACGCAGGGCTGTTAAGCAGCGATACGTACACGCGGATATGGCGCCCTTGAGGGTCTTGATACTTGGGCTTAGCCATACCGCTTCCGCATCATCACTTGAGTATCGCAGTCGAGCAGAATCCGACGCTTTGCGGCCTCTGAAACTCATCGAGGCGAATAATCGTTTCAAAAACTGTCCAGAAATGGACTACGCCATTTAGCTTTATGGTGAAAAAGCAATCCTCATCGCTCTCTCCGAGGCCGAGATTGCCACCGCAGTAAAGAGGGCTAGATTGGTGTTGATTTTGCGAGGGGACGAGCGTGATCGTGCTAGGCATGGTGGCCTCCGTTGGTAGTCGAAGGCCCGCTTCTCGCTCTCAAACGAGGGTGGCGGGCACAAGGCGGGGTTGAGAGACCGGCACCAACAGCAACCGGCGTGCCCGAAGGCACCCCCACCAAGGCCCGCCATTGAAGGCGCACAGTGGTAGTACGGACGTAAAAAAACCGCTTAGCGCGGTCTGTCCGCTGTTGGTAGTTCTGGCTCTCACCCCAGATCCCCTTTTTCTCAGGGACGTGCCGAGAATACTCCGGCAGTAAACCGGCGTCAATAGCTTTCGTTGCGGTGGTCAAGAGGCAACTCCGGCGAAGGTGTAGCGCTTTACGCGAGTTTCCCCGAAGCGCGTAGGCACCCATTCCCAAGTATCGCTAAACAGATTCCCTTTGCTGCGCAGGGTAGAAATTGTGGAGTGAAGGCAATGATCGCCCAGGCGCTCAGCTTCAAACCGATTCAGGCTCTGTCCGGAACGCATGATCGCCAGGATCATCGTTTCCTTGTTGCTCCGGCCATCCATGATCAAACCCCGGCGATGGTTTGTTCTGTCTGTGCTTCCATCTTGGCGCGCCATTCGGCCGCAGCCTCGATGCTTATCAGCGTGCGGCGGCCGATTTTCATCAGTCGAGGGCCCCTGCCTTCATTGACGAGCTTGTGAAAAAACTGCGGGAGATGTTGCCGTGGCCGGCGCAGAAGTCGGCGATAGTGAGAGATTGCTTAGACATGGAAAATCCTTATCAACGTTGGAGATACGTCGCTACTTGTATGTAGCTTGATAAGGACTGTACTTAAACACAGTATTTAAATCGAACAAAAAGCCCCGGAAAAATTATCGGCTATTTTTGTATTTGTTCATCATGGTGGCTGATGAGTCTGGGTGTCCTTACTACTTTTTCTGTCCAGAATTTAACCCTATCCATGGCTTTCCCCCGTGGCGAGCTCGAATACTTTGCGTACGCAAAAGGCTGCAAACCCGGTTTCTTTGGTTTCAAAAATCAACTGATTTTCCCAAAATTGCACGCTCTACAAGCAGAGCAGTTCTTAGTTTCGGATTGTTTTCAGTCCTGTCATATCCGGGTAATACGTCTGCAACTTTTCGTGCTATTGCGGCAAGCCTCAGTAATACGCTCAGTGATCTCCGTTTTTAATTTTCCCGCGGCGGCCATTGCGATTGGTGGATCGTTCATTAAGCTAGGATCGCCTCCGTCTTTCTCTGCGGTCGCGACGAAGTATCCCAATGCGGCACTATCCATGCTATTGATCAGTTCATTTACCCTATTTAAAGCCGTATCCAATTGCCGAAATTTTTCCCGCCTTGCTTCTTGATCGTCCGGCATACACTCCTCGAGTCGACAAAAAAAGTCGGCCGCGCCTTGCAAGCGTATAGAAAAATTCTCAGCTTCTTGCTCCAGCCAATCTGGTGGCGCTTTCCATGAGTCTTTTCGTAAATTTATAAAATTAGCTTCAATTTCTTTTTTCTCTTTGTCTGAAAAGACAAGTTCGTATCTATCTGCCTCACCTTTGCAACGTATTACTCTTACATGTGTAGGATCGGTTTTTGCGCGTGCGATTAGAGTGAGCGATGTCCGTATTGGAAAGTCCGCTGCGGCGTCTAAAATTGTGTGCGCGCGCTCTGCTGATGCGTTAATACTTGAGTTAATCCAATCGTTCATCGATATTTGATCTGCCATTTTCTCTCCTTTAAATTTTCCTCATTAGTTTTTGTACTGCTGCCGCTTTATGTTCTGGCGCCAAGTGCGCATAGCGCAGCGTCATTTTGAGATCAGAATGCCCCAATAACTCTCGCACTGTGTTGAGGTCAACCCCGGCCATGACGAGCCGGCTTGCAAAGTGATGCCGCATATCATGCCAGCGAAAACCGGAAATTTCAGCGTTTCGCAGGAGATTGCGCCAGGCTGTCTTAATTTCAACCAGCGGCTTACCCCCTTTGCCGGGAAATACAAGGCCCTTCAAAGCCCCTTCGGAGGGGTGTTGCTTTATCCATTGCGATAGGACGGCTTGAGCCTCGTCGTTGAGAGGTACATGGCGTCCCTTGTTGCTTTTCGCGGTGGCGCCACGGATGAAGATATACGGATCATTTTCCAGATTCACATCGGCGATACGCAGCTTGAGCATTTCGCCCTGGCGTACTCCGGTATTGATCGACAAGAGGACGGCAGGCTTCAGATAGTCCAGATATTGGGCTTCGGTCAAATGTGGGAGCAGTTCGTAATGCCGCGCAGATCGCCAAATATTTCGCCCTTGCGCGGCCTTCACGCTCTCGCGTTTCTCGCATGTCTAGTGCGGCGCGCAGGCGTTTTTCTTCGTCGCTGGATAGAAACCGCACGATAGGATCAGCGTTGCTCTTGAGCGCCTTTATCGACTTCATCGGGCTTTCTGCCAGCAGCTTCCAATCAACCGCACGCGAGAAGACAGGGCGCAAGGCCCCAATGTCTCGGTTCACTGTAGATGCGGCCTTGCCGGCTTTGATCCTGTTTGCCCGCCATCTGGTGATAGATAGGGTATCGACCTCGGCCAAACCCTGGTCCTTGAAAGTCGCAAAGCACTTTTTCAGCCTTGCTATGGTTGCCTCGGCAGACTTGGATTTGCTCCGCAGATGTTCGCCGTAGTCACCGTCAATGAACCCGAAGAGAGTGAGCTTCCCGGCCAAACGGACTTTCTTGTCATCAGCAGGGTTCTCGCCGGCGGCAATTCTGCCTAGCAGGATGCGGGCGGCCTCTCGCGCCTCGCTAACGCTGGTGCTGGGATAATTCATCCCCAAGGAATAGCGCTCTTGTCTGCCACTTTTACCGGAATATCGGATCGCGAAATTTGCCGCACCGCTCGGCGTCAATCTGACCAGAAAACCTTTAAC